GCGATGCACTATTCGCAACTCACACATTAGGAGACGGAACTACACAAGCCAACAACGGCACAGCTTCATTGTCTTATGACAACTTAAAGTTATCTTGTCAGGCTATGGATAGATTCCGAGACGACAAAGGCATTCAATTACTGCCTTGTTCTAAATTGAGACTTATTGTCGCAAGAGAGAACAAAGAAAGAGCTGAAGAAGTTCTTCGTTCAATCGGTAACCCAGATTCAGCTAACAGAGTAAATAATGTGTTCAATAATGGCAAAGGCTATATTGATTATGTTGTTGCTAACTGGATTCCATACACAACCTATAACAAATACTGGTTTGTGATTGATATGGAAAGAGCCGCTATGATGGCTAAGATGGTTTGGGGTTGGAGACCAAAGTTTGATGACGATAAAGTTATCAACAATGGTACAAAAGTTTACACAGGTTCAGTTATGTTCAGACCAGGTTTTCAAGCTTGGCAGTGGGCATACGGACAAGCAGCTACTACTTAATATTAACCAATCATAACTTATGGCAACAAATTTTTATCCTGGAGTATTGAATTCTGACGGTGTAGAAGTTGCATTTACTGATGAAAACCAAAACGCAGTATTATGCAAAGTCGCAGCCGCTTCAATTCCATCAGGAACATCTGGTTATGCCATTGGTTGCATATTAACTGCTACAGATACAGGAGCAGCATATACTAACACAGGAAGCGCAACTTCTTGCACGTTCACATTACAAGCTAGCGTTACCAATGGTTCTGTTACACTTGCTAAATTGGCGTCAGGAATTACACCTTCACATGTTGTAAAATATGCTGGTAAAATTACTTGGTCAGGTTCAGGAGCTTCTCTTGCGACAACAGTTTCAGGAGTAGCAGCAACTGATATTGTAATGGCTACCATTCAAACAGTTCCTTCTCAAGCAGCATATTTGGTAACAGCAGCACCAACGACAAATACTATAACCTTAGTATTGTCAGCTGCTAATACTTCAAATGATGCAGTTATAGCATACACAGTCTTTAGAGCAGCTTCATAGCTTGCTTACTTAGTCCCCTTGATCAAGGGATTAAGATAAGCAAGTTAAATATTAATTAAATAAAATTTATGGATATAAATAACGTTCAAGATTTAAAAGCATACGCATACGATTTGCTTGTAAGAATTCAAGCAACACAAAAAGAATTAGAAGCAGTCAATCAACAGATTGCAAAACAATCTCAACCAGCTCCAGTCCAGCCACAGGTTGAAACTCCAAAAGTAGAAACACCAGCGGAGGAAGTAAAAACAAATTAAAATGAGCATTCAATATTCAGAGAACTATACATCTATAAATACGATAAGTGCAACAGCAACTTCTGAAGTTTATGATGTAAGTAAAAGGCAGTTAGTATCAATTCAGTTTTTGTGCAATACTTATAGCTCAGGCAACGGAGTATTTACAATAAACGCTTCTAATGATGGAATTAATTATTATCCGATTTCTTTTTTAGATGCATCGGCAACCGCAGTAGGAACTCAAGTAACTTCTAAAACATTAAGTTCAGCCTCCACAGGTTCAAATACCGCAATCGCAATAGTAAATCCTTCTTTTAGGTATTTAACAGTAACAACTACTATTACAGGAACAGGAACTTATAGTTTTACACTTGAGGCAAAAGGTTAAAAGTGTGTTATAATTAAGGTATAAAATTAACTTTAATTATATGCCAACAGGATTTTATAAACATAAACCAAATACGCCAGAACGCAATAGAAAGATTAAGGAAACAATGATTAAAAAAGGTATAGTTCCTAAGAAATTTTTTCAAAAAGGAAATAAATTATATCTTTTAGTAAAGAATAGAAGGGGAGGGGTCAAGGGCAAAAGTGGAGTTTATCAAAGAGACCCTTCTAAATATAAACCACAACAGGGGTTTCAAAAAGGTAATCACCCTAAAAGTGAGTTTAAAAAAGGTCATAAACCAACAAAAGGAACTTTGGGAATAAAACATACAGAAGAAGAATTGAGAAAAATTAGATCATATAGTTCAAACCCAGAATATAAAGAAAGAAAAAGGCAATTACGATTAAAACAAAAGATTCCGACAAAAGAAACTGGAATTGAAAAAAAAGTAGAAGCAGAGTTAATAAAAAGAGGTATCAATTATCAAAAACAAGTTCCTCTTTGTAAAATATCAATCGTAGATTTTCTTTTACCAAAACAAAAAATTGTTATTTATTGTGATGGAGATTACTGGCACAATCTACCAAAAATAAAAGAAAAAGGATTAAAACAAAACGAAGTATTATCTCTTAATGGCTATCAAGTTTATCGCTTCTGGGAACACGAAATAAATAAGTCAGTTGAAGAGTGTGTAAATAAAATTAAACTAATATAAAAATATGCCAAACATATTTCCAAGCAGGGAGGAACTTATGCAACTCCCCCTAAATAAACTGGGAACCATAGATGTCAAGGATAGGTTTGAAGAAGAATTATTGCAAGCTGTAATAAATCTAAAAACCGAACAACAGCCACCGCAGACACCTATAAAAACAAGCGATGTTCCTGATATTTATAATTCTACCGACGAAGCCAAATGGCAGAAAATACTTGATGACAGGCGAGCAGGATTAAAACCGCAAGTAGAAGTCAAATCAGACGCAAGCGGGATTGAGATTAAAGTGGCAAGTATTGAGGGTTCGGGAGTAGTTGGCGGAGAAAGTAAAATTGATAAAGTTGTAGAAACAACTGCTTTTAAGTGCGAGCAGTGCGGTAAAATTAGTAAAACAGATAAACTTTTGAAAATGCACAAAGGCAGGTTTCATAAAGTTGCCAAATAATATGGAAATAAAAGAAAAAACTCCATTCCAATATACCCGATTAGGACAATTTATAAAGAAGATTGGTTTTAATTTAGGAATTAAAGGAATAAATAGGGTAGAAGTAATTCATACGAGAAACGGAAAGGTCTTAAATAAAAGTTTTTCTTACAATTCCAGAGTAAATAAAGGAGCTGATTTAGTGGCTTCGTTAATTACGGGGGTTTCCCAAAATTCTATTGTAACACCGCTTGCACCTAAATATATTGCATTATCAACTTCTGTCTTAACTCCTGCATTAACGGATACGACTTTAACGGGAGAAACTTCGGTGTCGGGATTAGCAAGGTCATTAGGAACACAACAGAGTTATTCAACGCCAGTGTCGTTAGACGGTTCGGCTTCTTATGTCGTAACAAAAACATTTACTCTTTTGGGAGGAGCAACAACAGTTGCTTCTGCAGCTTTGTTTGATGCGGCTTCAACGGGTAATTTATTTGTAGAAGCAAATTTGACAACTCCGTTAAGTATGGCGACCAATGACACAATACAAATTAACTGGACTATACAATTATGACAACTTTTCTTAATGTTACTGATAGGGCGACCACAACTCTTTATACAACTATAAATTCCAGCAATACAACCATCGTTCTTAATACAGGAGATGGTGCTTTGTTCCCGTCAACTAATTTTATAATCACTATTGAAAATGAAAGGATTTTGATTGATTCTCGGTCAACAGATACTTTAACAGTAAATGTATCGGGCAGAGGATATACGGGGTCAACCGCCGCTTCTCATACGGCAGGTGTGGCAGTTCAGTTAAGAGTTACTGCTCAAAGCATTACTGAAATGCAGTCTGCTATAAATGCTTGCGAAGTAGTTGCCAACAAAGACACCACCACAACCCTTGGAACATCTGACACAAAATATCCTTCTCAAAACGCAGTTAAGACTTATGTGAATAATCAAACTCCTAATTTAGTAAATGCAAGTGAATTATTGAATACTTATGAAACTCTTGAATTACCAATTTTAAATAATAATACAACCATTTTCTATGGTTGGTTAGCAAGCTCAGTTACTAATGCAAGTCAAGGATTATCTGCTTCATCTGCATTTTTAGTAACAACTGGGTCTTCTTTTACATTAAGCACGCTTTTGCCAGGTTCGGGTGCTCAACAAAATTATAGGTATGACGAAGGAAAGATTATTAAAATCAAAGCAAGATTAAAATTCAATACGGGGGGGAGTATTAGAGGATTTGGATTAGCTATTACCCCTGCAAATATTTATACCGCACAAACGGATACAACTAACGGAGAGATAAGATTTGTTTTGAATAATACAACCCTATATGCCCAAAACGCAAATGGAACTTCAACAAGCACTAATGTAACAGGAAGTTTAACGTTGTCTAATTGGAATACATACGAGATAGTATTTACCCCAGGAGTAAGTGCCTTATTCTATGTCAATGGAATATTGGTTGCAACCCAAACAACAAATTTGCCAACTACGGGGACACCTTCAATAGTTTATGGAGATAGTGGTGGAGATAGTATTGTTACTTCTTCTCCAGTAGTAAGTATTCAAAACTAATGTGGGAAGCCCAATAACCCCCAACAAATTAAAATAAATTATGTTTGATGACGCAACATACGATTACTACATATATGATTGGCGAGTAGCCAATAATAATGTGGTGAATAATACTGATACTTTAATGAATGGCTCAACGCCTCAACGGCTTGCGATACTTCGCAGAGGTGCGTTAGCGTTTGTTGCTAATTTGACGGATTCAATAATGAATGGTGCAGGAAGGTTGATTACATTAAAAGGATTTTTGCCAAAATTATTAAAACCGATTATTACTGCAATTAAATCATTAAGACCGAGAATAAATATACACTAATATGGCACAGACAAATAAAGTAATTGTAGAAAATTTAACACTGCTTCAGAATCCGATAAAAACATACCTAACGACAGACCTTGCAAGTGGCTCGGCTTCGGCAACTGTTAAAAATATAACAGGTTTTGCAGTAAATCAGGTTTTAATTTTAGGAGAACTGGGAAACGAAGGAACAGAGTTAATTTATACTCACGCCTCAACCGCACCGACTGGTTCAACAATAACTTTCAATCAAAATACAACATTCCCTCATAGTTCGGGAACGCCTATTTATGTTATAGATTTTGACAAGGCGGAAATTTCAAATGCAGTAACCTCAACTTCTACAAAGGTGGTTCTTAATACTATTTTTTTGCAAGTTGATTCTCAAAATACAATTTATGATGATACAATAGGTTCTTCGGGCTATTACTTTGCAAGATTTTATAACACTTTAACTTCTATCTATACTCCTTATTCAGATGCTATCCCGACAGGAGGTTATCCCATAAACTCAGCCAGACAGATTATAGACAATGCTTTAGGAATGATTAACAAACAGACTTCTGAACTTTTAACAGATACTTTTTGCTTTAACGAGATAAATAATTGCCAAATGGAAGTTTTAAGAGAGTATAAGAGGTGGAGTTTTATGCAAGTATTTGATTATTCGCTGGGGCAGATAACAACGGGACAATGGAAAGTGGCAGTTCCAGCAAATCTTGACGACCAATTTACAAATAAGAGCATTTATAATTTTAGAATAGGCACACAAACCAATTTACAATATGTTGATAAGCAGAAATGGAATGAAATTGTGGCAGGAGTGGCTCATACAACGCTGGCTAACGCAGTAAATGTATCAGACGCAACGATTACTTTAACGGACGCTTCGGATTTTGACCAAAATGGCGGTTCAATTTACGCAGGTGCTAACATTTATCAATATACTTCTATAACTTCTAATGTAGCAACGCTTACAGCGGTTTCAACTACTACAAACAATGCCGGAGATGACGCTTTTCAGGGTGCTTCATTTGGTTATCCTCAATACTGGACTACTTTTGGGGGATATTTATGGTTTTATCCGGTGTTGGCTGGTGCTTTTACGATGAACGAAGGAAATTTAGACTACTATCAGAAGCCAATACCTATTGTTAATGATTCAGATACCATTGTTTTGCCAGACCCCAACTGCGTAATTTTTTATGTGGCGTGGAAATGCCTTGTAAAAATAAACAATGGTGTGGACGATGCCTCCACACATCCGATGTACCAAAGCTATGATGCACGAAAACAAACATTGAAGTTAAAAGAGATTACGGGACAGAATTTCAGTATGAAGCCACTAAAAAACGAAATAAAAGAAACAAACAATGTAGATAGCCGTTCAACTCGGCTCGGAAACTTTAATATATTTAACTAATGCCAACAAAAGTTCAACCAATTATTTTGAGAGATGTATCAAGGGGCAGAATAAACAAGGACGCTGTTGACGAGTCTTTAATACCTCCGAATTCTGTAGAACACGCAATGAATATGA